ATGACAGCCGGCGTCGACAAGCTCACGGACCTCTTGCCGACGCTAGGCATCTGGTTCGAGGCGCACAACGAGATCGGTCAGAAGCTCGTAGCGATCCAGAGCGACCTCTCATCCGGCGATACGACTGCGGAAGAGAACGCGGCCTCGATCCACGCGGTCGGGGAGCTCATCGCGACCGCTGTGCGGAAGGGGAACCGTCCCTAAGCGTCGGCCATCTTCATGGCCCGCTCGAGCACATCAACCGGGTCAGCCCCGATCGCGCGCGCGATGAACACCATCTCCGCGGCATGCACGGACACGGACCCTTGCAGTTTCTTCTGCAGCGTCCACTTCGACATGCCGGTGAGATCCGCGACCATGGGGATGGTGAGTCGTCGGGCCCTGTACTCGCCGGTCAGGACGTTGCTGATCGCCTGACTGAGGGCGGTGATCTCTTCGGATTCGGACATGGCCCGATTCTACCGCAAGATGCCTAATCTGGCACGTGGGATGCCGGATTGTGCGAGTCGCCGTCGGTGTTCTTCTCTTCGCTGCTGTAGCCGGTGCACGAGCAGTGGATCCAGCTCTAGCGCTTCCCTCGTGTCGATCGCGCGGCCGAGGAGTTGGTAGTACCTCGCCGGGGTGACGTCGAGCTCGCGGCGAATCGGTTCCTCCTTGTGCCCCGTGTGCGCACCCCACTGTGCTTCGAAGGCGAGAAGGGTGGCGACGGGGAGCATGCGGCCATGATGCGTCGGGGGTCGGACATAGGCTGGCTGGGTGCTGATCGGTATGGTGCGTCCTCGTGAAACGAAGACCCATGATGTGACGGGTGCGACGCTCGAGGACGTGCACCAGCAGCTCGTCGACGCCACCCCGCCCGGTTTCATGCTCGCGTCCGGGCCGGTGAAGATGACCGCCGGCACCACACAGCTCACCGCCACCGGCACCTACCTCCCGACTGTCGTGCAGGAAGTCGAAGCGGACGACATGCCCGCCCTGCGCGCGAAGGTCCCAGACGGGTGGATGCTGCTCAACGTCCGCCGCGTCTAGAGCCTGTTCCCGTCCCGGTCGGGCCAGGGGTTCGCGGCCGGCATTGAGGGTGTTCCTTCACGGAGCATGAGCTGGTGCAGCCGCATGCACGCTTGCCGCAGACTCGTCCCCCACCCGATCAACTCGCCGCGGTATTCGGTGCGGTAGCGGGGACCATCCACTGTGGAACGGATCTGCACGCTCCCGTACGGTTCACCCCTCGCGTCACGGAGCACCCACACGCCAGGCTGCACCTCTTCCGCAGCGAGGATCGGATGCCAGTCAGCCATGCGGAGGATCGTCACACGAGGGTCCGACAACGACGAAGAGCCCCCGACCACCCACATGGGGGTAGCCGGGGGCTCAGAGTAGTTCGTGCTTTGGTGGGGTCAGCCGGTGTAGACGCGGAAGTCGTCGAAACGTCCCGTCGTCGACCCACCGATACGGAGATGCGCGTACGTACCCGTGAGCGGCGAACTCGCGAGGGTGTACGAGTACACCTGAACTCCGTTGACGAGCAGGGTGATCGTCATGCCATCGGACGACTGCGCGATGGTGACATCGTCGCCGTCCTGCACGGTTCCGTCTGCAGTCGACGATCCGATGGGGCCAGCCGCAGTCCCTACCCGCTGCAGCGCGAGAGCGCCAGCCGAGTTGATGTTCACGTAGACGCCGTCGGTTCCCGCTGCGTTCCCGATGAAGATGCCGTAGCTCGACCTTACGGCGACCTTCGAGGTGACGCGCATGCCGACCTGACCCGAGCTCGGGCCGAGCGCCACACGTACGGTCGATCCGCTCGTGCGTCCAACCTGGTTGCTGACGATACGCGCTTCGGTGGAGAACGATCCCCATGTGAACCCGGAGCCGCCAAGCGCCCCGTCTGCCGTCGAACCGGACAGCGCGCCGTCTGCGCGGTTGAACGAGTCGGAGAACACGAGCACCGGGGCAACACCGCTCGTTGCCGCGGCGACGGTTGCGGATGCGCTGCCGGGACCGGCCGCGTTCACGGCGACGACCTGGAACTCGTAGTTCGTTCCCGGGGTCAGTCCTTCGATCGTGGCGGCAGGGGTCGCGCTGATCGCTCCCAGCGTCCAGGACGTTGCGCCCGCGATGCGGTAGTTGAACCGATATCCGAGAGCGCCGCTCACTGTAGAGCAGGAGAGCGGAACCGTCGTCGTCGTTGCCGTGCCTGCGGCGAGTCCGGTGGGCTGCGCGGGCGCGTCAATCGGCCGGCCGCCCTGCGGCAGGTATCCGAGTTGCCGGATGCGCTGTCCGACGATCTTCCTGACCACGGCGTAACCGGTCTGGCTCGGGTGGAACCCGTCGGAACGAAGCGAGTTGGGTGCAACACTGCTCGTGATGTTCGCGCGGTCGGTGGCGGTCGGGTTGATGCCGGCGATGTCGAGTCCGTAGCTCACGAGTGCCTCGTTCAGGCGAATGAACTTGGCCTTCCCGAAGTCGTTCTCGATCGCATCCCACAGCGCAGACAGGGCCGTGTACTGCGCCGACCCCTTCGGCTGCGTCGTTGTCGGCAGGTCACCGATGATGACGTAGCGGTCGGTGCTGAGCGAGTCCACGAGTGCGTGCAGGTCGGGCAGGTAATCCATGAGACGGCCCGGGCTACCGGCGCTGTTGTTGACGCCTGCCCAGATCACGGCGATGTCGCCGAGGTGGGTGTTCGCTGCGGTGGGGCGGAACTCGACCGGCCCCGGCACTGCGACGGCGGATCCTGCGGTAGATCGCGCGAACGTGAACGCGCCAGACGCGTGCGAGAGTGACCCGGTCGCGATGAGCGAACCGTCAGCGGCGTAGAGACCGCCGCCGTAGCCGAAGTCGCGCCATGACGACGCGGGCGTCACGGTCACGGCAACGGGAGAGGTCGAGGCCGGGACAGTGTTCTCAGGGAACGTGACGTAGACCGGGATGCTCCACCGCAGCGCGACACCCGTGGACGTCTCGCCGGAGGTGCCAAGGTTCGTCCCCGGCACGCCGAACTCGGCTGCCATGTCTTTCACCCATCCACCCGTGGTGGAGCCCGTGTCTTCCATCATCGAGTGACCGACGCCGACGATCGCATCCTTCGTCGCGATCACGCCAGCAGCGGTGATCTGCTCGCCAATGGCAGCGCTCACCTCGGTCGACTCCGCGAGTGCCAGGCGCCCCGCAGGAGTGTCCTGCACGGCCGTGTCGGCCTTCGATCCCTGCGCTGCGGTAGCGAAGTCGGACGCCCCGAACGGCAGCTGCGCGGCGGGCACCTTCGAGGACGAGTCCAGCGAAGCCGTACCATTCGCCTGACCACGCCTCACCCGACCATCCACGAACGTCGCGGAGTCGATCACCGCATCCGCCGCAGCCTGAGCAGCAGCCTCCGCGTCAGTGACGATCTGAGTCCACACGTCCGGGATCAGGACCGTACCACCCTCCGAGGACGCGACCTCCAGCAGATCAGCGAGATCCACCGGGTCCTCACCGGAAGGCACCACGAGACCCTTGACGTCCCTGGCGAGCGCGGCGAGTTCCTTCTCGCCCGAGAAGAACTTGAACGTCAGATCGTACGTGTGGGAGTACTGGCCCGCCCCCACGACGATCAGCGAACCGTCGTCCTTACGCCACCCGGACAGATCCGTGGGAATCAGCGGAACCAAGACCGGTTCGCCCGCGTTCCCACCGAACGCGAACTTCCGCGCCCGAACCTGCGTCGCCTCACCACCACCGGTCCACGTCAGATTCAGTGACGGGGTGACGTACACCTCCATCCGCAACCCAGCAGCAGACGGGTTCTCCACCGCGCCCGGGACGCGCACCTGACGCGTGGTTACTTCCTCTGGGAAAGCCATGACCTACTCCACTCGTTCAGAGGGCGAGAAACAGAGCGCCGCGAGGGCGATGAGGACCAGCAGCACCGGTCAGGGGTTCTCGTTGTGCGCGCCGACGTGACGGGCGTACTTCCGGGAACCAGGAGCGCCGACATCCTGCGCCGCAGCGGCAGCGCCCGTCGGCTTCCAGATGCCGAAGTGCAGACCCGAAGCGACGAGGAACGACGCGAGCGCGAACACGAGACCGGAGCCCACGTTGTAGGCGGTGCCGGCGGTGACCGCGTTCAGCACCTCCGTCAGCAGACCCGTGACAGCGGACAGTCCCGCGAGCAGAAGCGCCTTCGTGCCAGGGTTCGTGACGCGGGTCGTGACCAGCCCCACCAGCAGCGGCAGGATCGTGGACACGAGAAGGCCGAGAATCAGCGGCCAGGACACATCGAACGTGAGCATGGGTTCCTCCTCAGGAACGAGAGAAGCCGCCCGCAGGCGGCTCCGAGTTGGTTGGTTCAGTGGGCCAGTCGTCGGCGAAATGCCCCAACCCGATCCGGGTGAGGATCTCCCCGTCTGGCATGGGGATAGCTCCGAAACGTCCACGCTGATCCCAGAGCCACATCGACGCGACCCACGCACGAAACGCGTCCTGCACCTGCTTCAACGTTCCGACTTCCGCCTCCAGATCGGCGGTCTTCGCTTCTACCCGCGAGTCGATGTAGCGCATGAGGGTGTCCGCGTCCTTGAAACGGCCGGAGATCGTGCCGTCCTCCACCGCGGTGGCGTCAGCACGATCCTTCCGACGGAACCGCCACAGAGCGATCAGGGCCACGGCCAGGGTCGATGCAACTCCGATGAGCGCGACGATGATCCCCGAGTCAGTCACGAACGCCTCCGATCAGCCGGCGACGCCGCTCCACCGCCCGCCGATCCGCCCACTCGGTGACGAGAAGCTCGATCCGGAAGATCGGCAACGGGAGAGGGAGAAGCAGCATCACGGTGATGAACCATGACGGGGCTTCCTTCGCCGCCAACTGCTCCGGCGACGGGGACACGACAATCGCGGTCGCGTACGCGATCACCATCCCGATCAGGATCGACTTCCCCGCGAGCTCCACAGCCCACAGGCGGGGGAACGCGACCCCGGCGAGGCAAACGAGCGCGATGACAGCGAAGAACGCTCCGATCGCGTCCGTGAGGTCCCCGTACAGCCGGTCCAGCAGCCGCGACCCGTACAGGGCGGCGGTGATACCCGCGAGTACGGCGATCACGTCGTACACGGGCAGCCAGACCCGTTTCAGGGAACGGTACTTGTCCGCCTCGGGGAGAGCGTCGGGGTGCCAGATCGACGCCCGCCACAGGGCACGCATCAGCCGACGGTGACGAACATGTCTGCGTACGCCTTCGGCTGCACACCGACCTGCGCACGCATCCCCACGGCCTTGTGCAGCTTCTCCTCCTCCGAGGAGATCAGCCGCTTGGTCGTGCGGTCAGGCTGCGGCACGACATACCAGCGGTCGAGGCCCGAAGCCTCACCGCCACCGTTGACGTGCTCGCTGGTCATCAGGTATCCCTCGAACATGTACTCCTCCTCAGGGTGATTGGTGACGGTCGCGGGACGAGATGCCCCACCCGCCGCCGGGTTTCCGATGGAGCCGAGCGGCCCCCAGAACGTCCAGTGCCACCACTCGCCGAAGCCGATGCCGTCGCACGTGATGTTGTGACGCTGAGCGATCTCACGAGCCCGCGCATGCTGCGGGGTGTTCGAGTTGTACGGCCACCCGAGATCGTTCGAGCGGCGCTTCTCGTGGTTACCCGTCCCCGGAACGGCGACCGTCCCCGCCGACGAGACCCGCACCCAACGCGTGCCGCCCGGGTATCCCCACGCGGAGCCGTCCCAATAGCGCACGTCCCCGAACGGGCCAGGCCCGGACGACTGCTGCCGGTACCGGTCGACGAAGATCGCGACCTGCACCTCCGGCTCACGGTCACCCGACACCACACGGACGGGTGGGAGGCCCGCCGCGACGAGATCATCGGAGAACGCGCCGAACGCGTCCCGCGTGCCCGATGCGGAGTTGTGCTCCCCCGGTTCGTAGATAGCGCTCGACATGACGAGTCCTCTCAGGAGGTGATGGCGCAGCCGGCGACAGCACGTGCGGACGAGTTCCAGCCCGTGATCGACCCGGAAGCTGGGATACCCGAACTCAGCGAAGACACCTCCGCGACGAACCGCGGCCACCGCAGCGCCTCGTCATTCAGAACCCGCAGCTGCGCGGTCGTGTTGTCGACCCAGATGACGAGGGCATACTCGCCCGCCTGCAGCACCGTCGCACCCAGATCGAGAACTGCCATCCCGGACGTGCAGGAAACGATTCCCGAGTCCATGACGCGGGTGTAGTTCAGGCCGTCCATGAGGACCACGGCGGCTTGGATGTTCCCCGACCCAGTCGTGACAGGAACGCCGACGTATCGGTACGCGCCCGTGTGCTCGATGTGGAACCGGTGGAACTGGGCTCGGTTCGCGGCGGGCCACGCGGACGCTGCGGGAAGCGCGATCTTGCACGCGTCGGGCATGACCTGAAGCGGCACCGTCGAAGGGCGCGGCCACAGCGCGGACGGCCGGCACGACTCCCCCAGCGTCCCCGGGTTTCCGATGAACAGCGGGGTGGCGTAGTAGTTCCCCTCGGCCTGGTTCACGCCCGCGAAGTCGAAGTCGTTGTGTGCGGACGCGGTGTCCTCACGGTAGATGGCGCCCTTGTTGGTGCGGTCCACAGGCTGCTGGTGCGACGATGCGATGAAGATGATCTCCCGCGACGAGTACACGTCGATGTCGGGGTATCCACCGTTCTGCTTGTTGCCGCGGGTGAAGCCCACAGATGAGAACGTGAACGCGGCGCACCCAGTCACGACGACACCAGAGCGACCGTGGTGGTAGAAGTGCGTACCCGACATGTGCAGGCCGGAGGAGTTGATTCCGACGAGGCCGTTGCCGGAGTTGATGGACGAGTAGCCGCCGTCGAAGTACCCACCCACCCAGGTGGTCTGCTTCGTGGACTCGACACGCAGCGCGCACCCGGAGTCGGTGGTCGCGGCGACGTCCGTGTTCGCGAACGACCAGCCGTTCGACTGGAACAGATCGATCGTCGCTCGAGCGTCGTGGTACGGGCCCCAGATCCACGAGTCCGACACCTTACCGTCCGTTACCGTGTCAGACACGAGAAGTCCGTTGCGGATCCACACTGACTTCAGCTGAGGCATGAAAGCGTTCTGCCCGCTGATGACGCCGTTGTTCTTGAACTTGATGCCGCCAGCGGTCAGGGTGCCGTTCGGGTTGTCGATCTCGACCGCTTCGATGAGCGGCTTCGTCGGGTTGCCGATCTCGATGTTGAACGACAGCCGAGACCCCGTGAACGATGACCGCAGCCGCATGTCGCGGATCGTCTGTGACGCTCCGCCGTTGGCGATGATCGTGGGGACGTCGGCGTTCGCGACGAGAGACGATGCGCGAGCTCCGACGCCACGGAACTCAGCCAGGTTGCTGATGTCGAGGGTTCCGAAGATGCCGTACTCGCCCGCGAACTCGACCGTTCCGTTCACGCCGGCCGCGTCGATGCACGCCTGGAACGCAGCCGTGTTGTCGACGGACGTGCTGCGGACTGCGCCGAAGTTCTCCGGGTTCAGCACCACACGGCGCGCGAAGAACTGCACCAGAGCGTTCCACGTCGCCGACAGCTTGCTGATGATGTACGCCGCGACCGCCGTGTCGTTCTCGACAGCGTTAACCCCAGGAAGACCCTGCGGGCCCTGAGGCCCCGGGATCGTGGACTTCGTGTCTACCTTGCGTCCCCAGCCCATGCGCTTACTCCCACTCCAAGATCCAGCCGTAATCGGCTGAGGTTTCGTCGGTGTTCAGCCACCACGTCCCCGGAGCGGGGTTCGAAGGTGGGGTCGGGCCGGTCCATGTCATCGCCGGGTTCACCGACAGGTCCAGCAGGGTCGCGATCGGCCCGCCAGTCGTCGGCACCCGCAACTCCCAATCGGGGAAGTCGATGTACGTGAAGTTGTTCGCCGGGTCGAGTGACTCGATCCGGATCCGGTAGAACGTTCCCGGCCTCGTCGTCTCCGTCGTCGCGAGGTTCGCGGAGAACGCCCCCGTCCCACCCTCGATGGGAACCTTCACGGGCTGTGCGGACAGCACGTACTTGTCGCCCGCCACGGCAGGCTCGGATGGGATGAACACGATCTGCGCCCCGTACATCGGGACGGACGTCAACCCGAACGTGCCGACGTTCCCAGTCACCAGAGGCATGCGCCCTCCCGAGGGGTATAGAGAAAACCGCACCCGGCGGCTAGAGTTCGGGGCACAACAAAAGCCCCACACCAGCTGGCACTGATGTGGGGCAGACGACCTACAGGGAGGTCATCGTGCCCAAGACTAAAGGGCCGCTCGTCGCGGCACTACTACTTGCAGGACTCGCCCTCACCGGATGCACCACAGCACCCGCAGAAGCCCCCACGCCATCGGAGGCGGTGAGCGTCACCACGGAGTCGGAAGCGGCCCCTGCGCAGGTGGCGCCGGATCCCACCCCGACGGTCGACATCGACGCCGAGTTCCTCGCGAGCTCGCTCGTGAGACAGATTGATCTCGACGACACCGCGAAGCTCAGCGCCGCAGCGTACGCGTGCGAGCAGGTGACAGCCGGAAACCTAAGCGTGGTGGCACTCGAAGGTGTCACCGAACAGATGAACCGATTCTTCGTCGGGACCGCCGTCGCCTACTACTGCCCCGAGCTATCCGAGGTATACACGGCCGGTTGACGGGTTGATCACGAGGGGAACGGTCGTCATTCCCGGCGGCACGCCAAAGAGGCTGGAGAAGGTGACAGCACCGTCCGCCACGAGCGCTTGAGCGACGGCCAGTGCTCCCTGCACATCTACGAGCGGCGTGACCATCACGATCTGCACCGGGGCCGTCAAGCCACCCGACCCACCAATGCCGGCGGAGAGCTCCACGGAGCCGACCTTGATCTTGCCGGCCCCCGTCACTGTGAAGTTCCCCGTCAGGGTGACGTCGCCCGTTATCGTGGTGTCCCCGTCGATGCCGAACGTGCCCGTGATCATGGTTGGCCCGGTGATGTCCGTGGTGCCGGTGAACGTCGTGTCGCCGGTGAACTCCGTCGAACCAGTCACGTTCGCCTCCCCCGAGACGATCAGCGTGCCAGTGACGGTGAGGATGCCGTCGACCGTCTCCTCGCCGGAGACAATCAGGGTGCCGCTGACCCGCTGCGAGCCCTCAACGATCAGCCCCTCAGCCGACACGACGCGCAGAGCGCCGCGGTCGATGGTCGAGTTGCCGAGGTTGTACCCGTGGAGCATCTCCCGCGCCTCGCGGAGAAACGCATCGAGCTCGCTGCGGCTTACGTAATCCGTGCCGGCCATCACACCTCCCGAGCAGAGAACGACACGTCCTCCGACGCGTAGTCCCCGGTCATCTCCACGACGCGAAGGTCCCGCCACCCCGGCTCGTGCCACGGGTGAGTCTCGGGGATGTTGACGCGGAGGATAGTGCCCGTGGTCATGTCGTCGAGGCCGATGTCGCCGTTGACGCGGATCGTCCCGTTCCACTCGACGGTCGGAGACTTGTGGAGGCGGAACGCGTCGATCGCGTACAAGCGAGCTTCTCCCGCGTTCCTCGCCGTCCCGCGCCGCACTACCCGATCCAGCGCGGGAATGTCCTCGTGGGGAGCATCGGGGTCCGCCCCGACGACGAGCGTCTGACCCGACCCTTCACCGGTCACGAACAGGCCCGTCGCTTGCTTCAACGCGTCCTCTTCCGTGTCGAGTTCCACCAGCCCCGGGTTGGGGGCGGCGTAGTTCACCTCGATCGTGTTCTTCCTGATCAGCGGCTCAGACCACATCCCCATGTCGAGCACCCACTCCAACCGGCCCGTGGTGGGGGACCAGCGGGGCAGGAAGTCGATCTCGGGGGCGCCGTCCTGCGCTTGGATGTTGTCGAGCGCGTCGGCCGTGTTCGTGAACGTGTAGTTGTCGAGGAAGAATCCCGCAGTGCCGGCTTCCGTCATCGATGGGAGCACGATCGGGAGGCCGTAGTTGTCGCGGGGTCCGGTGATCGACTCGTACACGACGCGCGCGGCGATCGCTTGCCATGACAGCATCGACAGTTCGAGTTTCCCCGGGATGGTTTCCGCGTCGTCCGCCCAGTACGAGTCTTCCCCGAACGGGTAGCGGGCGAGCCACAACTGCCGGAGATCGTCGTGCCGCAGCGTGACCACGTTCGAGCTCGCCGAGTACGGTCTGCCGGTGATGAGGCCCGCGTATCGGGGTGTGCCGTTCCACGACAGGACGAGTGTCCGGTTCCACGGCACCGTGAGTTCGCGAATGTCGGAGCGTGAGAACTCGACCGCGTGCAGCGGAAGGGCCGTCTGCTGCCGTCCCGAAGCGACGCCGAGCATCCGTTGCCACGGGCTCGAGAGGCTGTCGAAGCTGATGTTCTGCAGGCGGTCGCCGCTGCGGGTGTCGCAGAAGGTCAGTTCGTACATGTCACCCCCACGTGTCCGTCACAGTGACTTTCAGCAGCCCAGCACCCGTGATGGTGTGCAGGACCCGTGTGCCGCCGGGGATGTTCCACACGTCGCGGCGGAGCGACCCGGCGGGCTGCAGGACGCCGTTGCGGTAGAGGCGCCCGGTGCGCATGTCGATGCGGTCCACTGCGCCGGCGACGCTTGACGCGACACGGAACTCGCTGCTCTCGTTGGTGATGACGTACCCGCCCGAACCGGTCTGGGTGACCGTGAGGATCGGGTAGGCGGGGACGGAACCGTAGTGGTACGCGTACACCGACGTCGCTGCGGAGGAAGGGAACGTGCGCGTGTCGCCGTACACGAGCGGGTCGTCGAACGTGAACACCGCCGACCACTCAGCCTCAGGAACCACACCGGACGCGTCGATCCGCGGGTACTCGCTCAGGTGAGCATCCCCCCACGTCGTCACACCGTCGAGCTCCACCTGGAGCCGGAACGAGTCCCGCACCGTCAGCGCGGTCAGCTGCTGCAGCATGTGCAGCCGCTCATCGAACGAATCCGCGACCAGGAACCCCGCCGCGGGAACCTCACGCGCGTCGAGGGTCTGCTTCGCGGGGAACCGTCCGTGCGTGTTCGGCCGCTTCAGGTTGTCCCGGACGACGTCAGCCGAACCCACCCACCCCGACCAGTCCCGAATGTGGAACCCGTGACCGTGGAACACGTCACCGTACATCGTGACGCCGGGGGCTCGAGCGATGAGAGTCACCGGCCACCCCTCACCATGTCGTTCAGCGTCGGCTGCGCCTGCACCTGAATGTCGATGTAGTCGAGGAGGTTGATGCCACCCTTGGGTTTCACCACCACCGTCGTCTGCGTCGACTGACCAGCCGGCGTGTACGTCCCACCGAACACTGAAGCGGTCTCCTGCATGACCTGCTCAGACCGGCCCCGCTTCGAGGGGGAGAGGGGAACGTACGCCTCCCCACCCGTCTCGGGCTCGTTCCACACGCGGATCGCGCCGGCGCGAGCGATCTGCGCAACACGGTTCTCCACACCCCCGTCCGCGAAGAACTTCACCACGCCGCCGTTGGCCTGCGGGATCAGCTGCTGCGCGTACTGAGGGCTGATGGGCCCGTACTGCTGGATCATGTCGATCGTGACCGTACGCGTGCCCGTGAGACGCTGGATAGCTGCTTCGATCGTCCCGATCTTCGCCGCCGCATCCTGCGTGTCCGCGATCAGCTTCCACTCCGTGTCCGACGGGATCCGGTAGATCTGATCCGCGAGGGCCTGCGCCTCGTCCGCGTTCGCACCCAACTGCTGCGCACGGTCGATGAGGGTCTGCCGCCCCGCCTCAAGGGTCTGCCGGTACTGGTCCGTGTTCCCGTCGAGTTGGAACTGCTTCTCCGCCGCATCCTGCGACTTCTCGGCGAGGTCGTTCAGGATATCGAGGTTCCGGGAGCCGGCTTCGGTCGCGATGTCGAGACCGGCCGCGTACCCCTCCGCACCATTGTTGATGTTGTCGATCTGCTCGCCGACCTTGCGGAGCGCGTCCTGGTAGTCGATGTTCGCGGAGACCGCGTCCTGACCGATCCCGTTCGCCTCCATCACCTTGTCGATGAGTTCCGACAGCTGACTGTTGAGGTCCTTGACCGCGCTGCCCGCTTCGACGTACGCCTGCGTCGCGGTCTTCGTTACCGGGACGCCGTCTTCGGTGACCTTGTTCTTCTGCTCCGCGACACGGATGGCCTCGGTGAGCGAGTCAGATTCGCCCTTCACCGCGTTCGTGACGACATCCACAGCACCCTTGGTGCTCTCGTACGCGTCCTGCGACTCGAACTGCTGCGACATGATCGCGTCGGTCTGCTTCTGCAGCGACTTCAGCGCGTCCACGTTGCCGACGGCGGCGTCCGTGATGGTGTCGAGGCTGATGCCCAGCTTCTCAGCCTTGTCGTACGCGGAGTCCGACTCCCACCACAGCTGCATCCGCTTCGCGGCGAGGTTCTCCGCCGCCATCTCACGCGTCGCCTTGGTGATCTTCTGCGTTCCGGCTTCGAGGGTGTCCGCGTACGCTTCAGCCTTCGCGCGCGCTTCGGCCTGCTGCTGCGCGAGCAGAGCGACGACGGCGACGATCCCGGCGATCGCGATGCCGACCGCGCCGCCGATCAGGGCGGTGCGGGACATGCTGGAGTTGACGAGATCGAACTGCGTCTTCAGTTCGAGCAGTTTCCCCTTCAGCCCGACGGCAGCGCCGGAGAAGAGCAGCGCCGCCGCAGCCGCAGCACCCAGCACGAGGGCTGTGGTCTGCACTGGTGCGGGCGCTTCGCCGAACATGTCGACGAGTTCTGTGAGGGCCTGAGTCATCGTGCGGAGCACGTCGTTCGCGCCCGACCCGGTGCGGATCAGGGCCGTGTCGAACGCGCCACCGAGCTTCTCGACGTCGCCGGCGAGGTTGTCCTGCCGCTTCGCGGCCTGGATCGCCGCGTAGCCGGTGTCGTTGACCGCGTCCGTCCACTCGTCGATCGCTGACGCGCCACCCTCGTACAGGAGGGTCGCGGCGTTGAGGGACTCGTTTCCGAAGATGCGACCAAGCGCAGCGAGGCGTTCCTGCTGCGTGAGGCCACCGAGCTTCGTCTTCAGCTGCTCCGCGATACCAGCGAGGGACAGCATGTTCCCGGCCGCGTCGAACATGTTGATGCCGTACTCGGCCATCACGCCCGATGCCGCCGCGGACGGCGACTGGAGCGACGCGAGCACCCCCCGCAGGCTCGTGCCGGCCTTCTCGCCGATGATGCCCTGCGTCGCGAAGTACGCGATCGTGCCCGCGGTCTCGTTCAGAGAGAACCCGACAGACCCCGCCAGGGGCCCCACGTAGGACAGGGCGAGCGCCAGGTCATCCACGGACCCCTGCGCCTTACCCGCGCCGGCAGCGAGCACGTCAGACACGTGCGCGGCCTGCTCCGCGGGGAGCCGGAACTGGGTCAGCGTGGTCGCCATGATCTCAGCCGACCGCGCCACCTGCAGCTGACCGGCAGCCGCGAGCGCGAGGGCGCCGTTCAGGGACCCGCCGACGATCGACGCGACGGATTGGCCCGCCTTCGCGAGCTCTTCCTGCGCCGCCGCAGCCTCAGTCGCCGAGTACGCCGTGTCAGCACCGGCCTCGAGGGCAGACTCCGACAGGGCCTTCTGCTCGTCCTGCGTCGCCATGATCGCGGCGGACGTGGACGACATCTGCTTGTCGAACTCGGAGTACTTCGCCACCGAGAGCGCGATGACCGCTGCGACCGCGGTGCCGGCGGCGAGCATCGCGATGGACAGCTTCTTGGCCGCTTCGGCCTGCTGCTCCGTCGTGACCTTCTGCTTGCGCTGCTTCTTCTCAGAGTCCTCGGACTCCTCGCCGACCTTCCGCTGCGACTTCGCCTGCTCCTCGAGCGGACCCTTCGACTCGCGCGCCTTCTTCGACGCCTTGTCGGTCGCGTCACCGGACTTGTCGACCTTCCGGCCCGACTCCTCAGCAGCCTTCCCCGTCTTTTCGAGGGCGTCCTGCGCGTCAGCCTGGTCCTTGCGGAAGATCTGCGCGCCGACCGTCTGCAGACGGAAGATCAGTGCTCCGGAGTCGAACATGCCCGGTCACCGCCTTCCGCAGCCACGTGCCGTCGATTCCTGCGAGCCGGTGGATCGCTGTGCGGATGAAATGCCACGTCCGGGAGTCGAGAGCGGACTCCAAGTCGGGGATGAGGCCCGTCTGCGCGAGATCAAGCTCGACCTCGTTGAACAGTTCGGGCCACACCAGCAGCCACCACTCCATCGACGTCAATCCGGCCGGTTCCGTGATGCGTTCCGCTGCTTGTTCACGCATCGCACGCCACTCGGGCGTGAACACGTACTCCGGGTAGATGCCGTCCGCGTTGGGTCGGCCGACCGGGATGATCAGGCCGTCTTCGACTCCGCGGGCGATGTCGGCTGGACCAAGCGCCCCAAACGCGCCGACAACGCCCCCGTGGCTTTTAGGGTGCCGGCGAGGCCCTCACCAGCCTTGATGTACTCGTTCACGCCGTCCATGCCGAGCACGGTCTGCCAGAAGAACGCGGGCATGATGACGTCGTTGCCCTCCTCCTGGGAGAGCTCGTCGCCGATGCGGTTGTAGTTCGTCTGCTGCTCCTCCGGCAGCGGCACCCACACGCCGTCGTCGCCCTTCACCCCACCATCAACCGCGATCTGCAGCGCCTCAATGAGCGCCTGCGGGTTGACGGTGGAGTTCAGGTACGCGTCGGTGACCTGGATCCCCGCGCGTGCGGGGAGCGGGTGGATGATGAACGGTTCCTTCACACCCTCCATGTGGATGTGAAGGTCACGTCCGACCTTGGAAACGCTGATCGTCATTGGCCCCTGCCACCAATCCTGATCAGGCCGCGGTGTACGGCAGTGCGGCGGACGCGCCTTCGCTGTTCGTCACGACGATCGGCGCGGAACCCGACACGGTCGCGGGGATCAGCAGCACGACCGCGTAGTCGTCCACGGGGCGGATCTTCGCGACCGCCTGCCCGTCGATCGTCGCCGAAACGGTCGATGCGAGGTTGTAGCCGCGGACCACGATCTGGTCGCCGGTGGTGAGGCCCGACGGGGATGCGGACTCGAGGACGGGGACGCCGGTGCCGGCGAGGGGCGACTCGATCTCACCCACGACACCGTCGGACGTGAGGGTGAACGTGTAGCCGCCCTTGTCCGCGTAGCCCGTGTTCAGTTCGGTCGCGTTCACGCGGAACAGACCCTGGAAGACCGGCATCCGCTCGTCGAGAGCGTCGGTGAAGATCTGGAACTCGCGCTTCTGGTCGGCACCGTTCTTCAGCGACGCCTTGTACAGGTCGATGAACCAGTCCTGCGCGGCCACGATCTGCTTCGTGACCGGGTCACGGACGACCTCCACGTTGAACGTGGGAGCGAAGTTCTTCGCGATCGAGTCGGACGACTGCGTGCCCTTCGTGCCGTACACCTCACGGTTCACGGGCACGTCGGACGGGTTCAGGGCGAGGTTGTTGATGTCGCCCGTGATGTTCACGAACACGCCCGCGACCTTCACACGGAGGATCTTCTGGTGGGCGAGAGCGACGGACCCCTGCGAGGGTGTCGTGGTGTCGTAAATGGTCTGGTCTGACACGGGATTCTCCTTTGTGTAGTGGGGGTTTGCCGCGGTGCGGCGGGCCCCTCACGCGGAGGGGTGGAATGTGGATGTCTATACCTTGAAGATGGCTAAATAGACATGTAGAATGGTTAAAAAGGCGCGATGCCTCATGAATCGAAAGGCCACAACATGGACGTAAGCGACCTGCCCGAGTTGGCGACTGATGTTGAAGTCGCGAAGGTACTCCAGCTAAAAGCTGGGACGCTTCGAAACTGGCGCATCGAAGGCAAGGGCCCACGGTGGATAAAGATCGGAACGTACGCGGTCCGGTATCGCCGGTCCGACCTCGCTGCATGGCTGGAGAGCAGGTGATGGCCACCACAGCGGATGACCTGGACCAGATGCTCCGCAATGCTCACGGCTACTGGCCACCCGCACGAGAAGCCATCCTGCGCCTCATCGCCGAGAAGGAAGAGCTTCTCCGCGAATACCATGATCGAGCCGTCACAGCGGAAAGCACTGCTCGCGAGGCGTTGGCTCGGGCCGCTGCTCTGGCACGGGACCTGGGGTGGGGAATGAAAGACGAGTTCAGGGTCCTCGACGAACAAGGTGTGGTGTGGGCGTGGGCAGACACGCTGCCCGACGCTCGTCATTACCTCATGCAGACTCCAGGCGGTCACATCGAGATCTGGTCTTGGAACGAGAAGCAACAGATATGGCGGTGGGAGCCGTTGCCCGAAACGGGAGACGGTGAGCGTCCTCCGTTGCCATCTCCCACTACCGCCGGCCCCTGAAGTAGTAGGTGCAGGCGACGGCGGAGCGTCCCTGCGTGTCGGGGTCGAAGTCGAGGGCGGAGAACTCCCACGCCCACGAGATCCCGAGGACGTTCGGTGTGGACTCCGACTGGTCCAGCACCGCGCGGAGGTCCGCTGCCCACTGGCGGGCGACGAGCGGTGAGCCCTTCCGGCGCGTGTAGATCTGCGTCCGATAGGTCATGTCAGCCCGCCCGTCGGGGATGGGGCGGAGGGGCGTGAGGAGGGTGAACTCGTCGATCGTCGGCATGACGCCGTCGAGCCGGATGCCCTTCGGGGGGATCGTGCCCGTCGGCTGGTACACGGCGAGCCCTTCGGACTGCAGCAGCACAGCGAGCGCCCGGTTCAGGATGATCTCCGGCGCGTCAGCCACTCTGGGCCTCCTCGCGGATTATTTCCCCGAGCTCCTTGCGGTTCTGCACCGCAGGTTCCTCGAGGTACTTCCCCTGCCGTCCGCCCTGGAACTGGTACTCCGGGTGCTCGTGGAGGCGGGCAGCGTATGGCGTGTCGTACACGACCGCAGCGCCGTCATCGATGCTCTGCGCCGGTTCGACCTGCGCGGATGCGATCAGCGTCCCCTGATCTAGCGGAGCAACGGCGGTGGAAAGGGTGAGGAGGCGTTCCGCGGCGAGGTTCATGCCGCGCACGATCCCCGCTTCGATCTCCGGGAGCGGGTTGCGGACGGTCATCGACACGGTCGCTCGAGCACCCATGACCGCCTCATTCCGTGAACGCTTCGACGTGGCTCGGGGTTCGGGGGTAGTCGTAGAAGTCGCTGTTCACGACCTCCGACGTTCGTTCCCGGGGTGTTCCGGGCCACACGGTCACCTTCGACCTGGGCAGCACATCATCCGCGGTCAGGAGGATCACCATCGTGGAAGCTGCGATCTCCTGCCCCGACGTGGGGGACGTGGAGCGGCGGTCCACCTTCAGGCGGGTCTTCTGCTCCACATACGCTCGAGCGTCCACAGGGTCAGCCCACACATCCCCCTCAGGACCATCCCCGAGGAAACGGGTCAGGATCACGCGGTGGGGGAGGTGCTTCTCACGCAGACGAGCCATGCTCACCGCCTAGTAGTAGACGGCGGAGCCGATCAGACCCGCCGTGGTGAGAATGTCGACGGCCTTGTCACCGATGCGCGCAGCGAGCTTCTCCCGCCATGTGCGGCCGTCGCTGCTGGAAGAGGTCGTGCCGAGGGACACGGACCCGATCTTCACCGCGCCCTGCAGCGCGTCGACGCCGTACGGGTCGTCGGTGAGTTGCCAGTACTCGACGATCGCGCATGTGGCCTCTGCGAACGCGTCAGCCGTGGCCGAAACTGTGGGGTATCCGTCGTCGTCGGTGTCGTACAGGGAGGAGCGGGTGAGCTTCTCAACCTCGATCGACGCCGCGCGGAGCCGCTTCAGCAGCAGATCACTACTGCCTTCCCACGATTCCTCGGCGTACTCGTCGTACTGTGCCGGGGTGGCGTACACGCGCATCATCGACGCCGCCGCTTCTTCGGTTCGTCCTCGAAGGTGCAGCCGTGCTGTCGGAGCGCGAGGGCCCGTTCCGGGTGGATGGTGCGGACGGACGCGACGCCGTCGATGAACTCGACGCCCAGGAAGGTCACGCGTCCGAGCTCGGGGCGGGGATGACGGAGCAGCATCACGAACCTCCGCTTAGAAAGTCTTAGATTTGGTGGTCCTGCCGCGGCGGAGCACGTTTCGCGCCGCCGCGGCAGGACCGGTGACGGGTTACTTGACCGGCAGGTCTGCCTGGTCCTTGACCGTGTCGTCCTTCGGGTCGGTGCTGTCGTTGACGAGCGCCTTCCCCTCAGGGGTGGTGATGCCCTTGTAGGGCGTGCCACCGGGCTTGATCGCGCCCCAGATCTGCTCGACGGTCTTCGCGTCGCCGATGTCGATCTGACGGTCGGAGGCGTACGCGAGGAGCTCCGCCTTCTTCCACTTGTCGGACGGGTCGCCGAGCGGGTACTTCCGCTCGACCTCCTCCTCGACGTGACCGGCGACGTTGTAGCCCTGCCGTTCGAAGTACGCGATCGCGTTCTCGTCGGACGTCTTCCCGACGCCGTCGATGAACTGGACGCCGGCGACGACGCCGTTGTACTTCTCGTTGGGTGCCTTGATGGTCTTGTCAGCCATGGTGGGCTCCTTACTGGACGCGGACGTTGCGGAGGACCGCAGCGGCCTTGGTCGCCTTGAGAGCGACGGACACGGGGCCCATCTCGACCTCGCCCTTCTTCACGGCACCGGGGGTGGTGAAGTCGGGGAGGAAGGTCTGGACGAGTTCGCCGCCCGCGGTCGACACGCCGTGGAAGCCGTCGAGGCCGACGCGGTACGCGTACAGGTCGGTCAGGCCGGTGGTGGACACGGTCGCGACGGTGCGGGTCACGATCGGGATGATCGGGTTGTTGGTTCCGGGCTTGTTGCCCGGGTCCATGAACACGATGTTCCCGTACTGCTCACGCACGATCGGGCGCCCGCTGTTGTCGGCGAGGTCGTCGAGCGGGTTCTTCGTGTACATGCCGGCGCGGCGTGCGGCGGCGCGGACACGGGCGAGGGCCTTCGCGTTCCCGAGGATCACGGTCGGTGGGCCGTCGAGGAGCGCCAGGAACTCGTCGAGCACGTCGAGAGCCTTGTGCTCAGCGCGGGTGGACGAGTCGAAGTCGCGCCAGTCGGTGACTGCGCCGGTTCCGGACTCCGTGCTGGAGCCCACGAGGGCCTTGTCGAGGCCGTCGAAACCGTTCGCGTCGACGGCGGTGTCACCGTTGATCACGGCGTCCTGGAACTTCGTGACGGTCGACTTGATCGTCTGCACGAGGTTCAGGGACACTGCGCCGGATACGGCGGGGCCGAGCTTGGCGACGACACGGTCGACCTCGAACGAGCCACCCAGGGGTGCCAGGTCGGTGAAGTACTGCGTGGTCGTGACGTGCTCGGGCGTGTACTCCGTGTTGATCGCACGGAACGCGGCCGAACGCTGCGTGGTGAGTCGGCGGTAGCCGTAGGTGAGGGTCGCGCCTCCACCGGACGGGTTGACCGCGTCGTCGAAGATCAGCGTGTCGAGGACGGCGGTTTCCTTGCGGAACTCGTCGATCACCGCCACGTCGAGATCCGTCTGAGCGTTCTTCTTGGCCTCAGCGAGGGTAACGGGCATGGTTCATCTCCTTCAGGGGAGTCAGCCCCCGAAGTGCCGTCGGACGGCGCCTTCGAGGGTGGGTGTGGTGGTGGGTGGCTGTCCGCCCTGGTGTCCGCCGCCGCTTGCGCCGGGGAGGGTGGTTGCCGTGAACGCCGAGTTCCTCTCGAGCGCGTCTTCGATCGCCTTCTTGACCGCGGCTTCGTCTGCGAGGTCGATGTCGGCGAAGGTCTTCATGAAGCTGCTGGAGTCGAGCAGCAGGTCGGGGCGGGCCCCGTACTTCGGGGCGTTGAGCAGGAGCGCGCGTTCGCGGGCGAGGTTGTCTCGTTCCGCGGCGATCGCGTCGCGTTCGGCCTGAGCGGCGGCGTATTCGCCGGCGGCTTTCTCGGCGGCGAGGCGGTGCGTCTTCGCTTCCTCACGGAGCTCGCGGACGTACTCGTCCGGGTCGCCACGGTACGCGATCGGCTGCGGAGCCGCAGGTGCGGGAGGGGCAGGCTGCGGGGCAGGTGCCGGGGGTGCCGGGGTCGGAGTAGGCGGAGCCGCGGGGGCTGCGGGAGGGGCGGCCGGTTCCGCCGGAGCGCCGGCGCCCTGTTCACCATCGAGGTAGCGGAGGAAAGGGCGGTGATAAGACGGCGGGAACTGCGCCCCGAGAATGTTGTTGTGCGTTCGCACGGTGAGCCTCCTGCTCAGTTGGTTCTTCCACCCCTGCGGTGGGAGACGTGGGGTCCGTGTCGCCGCCGCGTGCAGGGCCACAGCGACGACACGGAGCATGAGAGAGGGTGGGGCGCAGGTCTACCTGGCCCCCGAAAGGTGGGGCCTTCGTGAGCAGCCTTCGCGGCAGAAAAGTCGGCGAAAGATCCGCGTTGACGCCCCACCCTCAAGCCTTCAGTCAGCGTTCGGGCGGAACCCGATCACGCGGTCCTCGAAGTAGGTCTGCTGCTCGTTGATCTGCGTGTCGGACCCGCCGCCGTACTGACCGGGCGGCTGTTCGGGCGCTGGCACGCAGCGGTGCTCCTTGCGCCAGGTGAGGACGTCTCTGCGGCGCGCTCTGATCGCGGCACCGCATCCGCACCACTCGCGCATCACGCGTCCTTGCCGTATGCGGCGTCGCGCGCCTTCCGGAGAGCGAAGATGGTGCTGTTCACCTCATGCCGGTCGAGCACGTCGGAGAACACCTTGAACTGGTGTGCGTCGACTGCGTACTCGCCGAAGTCGGCGTTCGCGCGGCGCGCGGATTCCGCCTCAGCTTCCGCGGACTCGAGCATGCTTCGCAGTTCCTCGACGGTCACTTCGACGGCGACCTGAACCCAGCCAGCAGGGCCACGGTTCCACGAGACGTGCACGTTGCGGCGCGGCTGCTCGAGGTTGACCGTGGCGCTCGGGATGCCGTCGATCGTCGGTCCGGTGTGGGACTCGATGATCGGGTTGTGGGTGATCTGTTCACGGGGCATGACGCCCACCTCCATCACGGAGAAACCCCATCACGGGGTCAACCCAGCCGAAGTGCTGGGAGGTCTATCCGTCCGCGAACCGCAGCTGCTCGCGTGCGTAGTCGCGGCGTCGGCCAGTCCGGTTCGTGAAGTCGCGGAGTTCGGCTTGCGCGTCCCGCACATCACGTGCCGCGCGCTTCCTGTCCGTGTCGTTCATCGCGGACGCTTCACGCCGCCGAGCAGAACGAACGTCACGCTCGAGTTCACGCTGCTTCTGACGTTCCTTGTCGGCCTTCTGGTCGTACTGGAAGTCCTTCTGCGGCACCGCCAACCCGGGCAGGTACGCGACGACCTTGCACCGGTCGTTCGGATGCCCCCACCCGGCAGAGCGGGCCTGGTCAACGCTCGCGTCAACGGTGATCATCACCGAAGCGTCCTGTGTCGCGTGGGGGAGCGTGAACGTACCGGTGGAGCCGTCGAGGGAAACGATCTTCCCGATCCACGGCGCGCACCGCTTGCACGCGTCAGCGGCGCCCGTGATCGTCCCGAGGTTCACACCGGCCTGCTGCATCCGCCATGCGCCGGCGTCGTTGAACGCCCTCGCGACCGACGTGCGGCCCGCCATCTCCGCGTACGCGCCGATCGTCCACCTACGCCCCGACCGGTCCACAAACCCCGTGACACCCTCAGCAAGGAACCGCTGCACCGTCCGCGCCTGCTGCTCACGGCTCGTGGTGACGCCGAGGATCGTCCCGGGAGAGTACAGGGACACGACACGCTGGTAAGCATCCTGCGGGTACCGGGTGATCCGCTGCCTCAGCACGTCGAGCCGTGACTGCAGGTTCAGCGTCAGCGCACCAACAGCCTGCGTCGCCGTGCCCGTGAGTGTGGTGGTGGGGAACTGGGGCAGTTGGGGGAGGCGTTTCGCGAGCCCCAGCCGTGCCGCCGCCGCAGCTTCACCCTCGAGCGCGGCGGCTTCGATGAGCCGTTCCGCTTCCTCCATGGGGTGGAGTTTCGATGCGACCTGCACGGCGATGACCTGCAGTTCCCGCATCGCCCGGGCGCGCTGCGCCTGCAACTCCGCGAGAACCCGGTTCGAGCGCTGTGCATTGATCACGGCGTCGGTGGGGAGTTCGGCGGCGAGAGCCATGTCCTTCGCCGCGCGGACAGCGACCTGACGGATCAGTTCGTCTTCCGCTTCCCGATACCGGTCCGCGAGCTCCGCGGCGAGCTCCTCGACGAGGTCGTCGATCGTGCGGGACGGGTCGGGAACGTACACCGCCATGAGTCACCTCCGGCGAAACACCCACACCGCGTACACGACCGTCGCCGCCCCGTACGTGCTCAGCGTGATCACGAGAGCAGCGAGCGCTTGAACCACATCCATGGGACGTCGTCCGTCAGAGCTCTTCCGGGTGCTCGGCTCTCCACTCGCACTGACCTGTCTGCTTGTGCGAGAGGAACATCTCCCGGACACGCGAGCGCTTCTCGGCCCAGAACCTGCCCTTGCAGTTCCGACACTTGCCGCGTGTGAGCAACTCGAGGTCCTGATACGGCGACCGTCTTTTGATGAGGTCGAAGAGGGACATGACCCCACCGGCGACCATGACGATGATGAACCCTCCACCGAGGATCGCTGCGGCTCCGAGGATGAAGCTGCTCACATCGAACGAAGACATGTGGATCCCCCCTACTCTGTCAGCGGATCGGGCTGTGGTGCCCCGTCGAACGTGTTCGGGTCCGGTACAGGCCCCGTGCCGCGTTCGGCCTGGATCTTCAACACCTCAGCCTTCACGAGGTCGTCATCCCAGTCCGGGTTCGCCCGCTTCACCTTCTGGTACGTGGAGATCGCGCCCGCAGCGTCCAACAGGCTCAGCGTGCGGGCGAGTTTCTCCGGGTCCTCCTGCGACACGTCCGGGAACGTCACCACAGGCTGCTCGAACCGGCCACCACCCTTACCGGGGAACAGGATCCCGTCGAGCTCGAGCGCGACCGACGCCTGCCGGCTGATCGCGGCCTTGTCGTACAGGATCTTCTTGTCCCGTGTACGTTCGGACGCCTTGTTCCGATCATCAACCTCGGTGGCGGTCTGCGTTCCCTGCTGCCCGCCGGAGTAGTCACCCCATGCGGACTGCGAGTACCCCGCGGCGCGGAGGATTTCGCGGTACAGGGCGAACGCGGTGCGCTCATGCTCCTCAACGCGAATGTTGAACTGGACCTTGTCGAGCGTCGTCTTCGTCGGGTCGCCGGGCATGTTCAGACCAGCGAACACTTCACGGCCCATGTCGAACGTGCCACCCATGCCGGGGCCGAGGTAGTCGAGCACCGAGTCGGGCACGATGACGCGGCCTGCGCCGAGCTTCAGGTCACGCATCCACGACGAGAACGTCTCGTCCAGCGCGTCGAACAGGGGGTGCAGGCCGGCGTAGTCGGAGCGTCCGGTGAACGCGAGCGGGCCCTTCTTCCGCCATGCTCGGGTCGGCATGTTCGGGTTGTACGACGTTGTCAACCGGTCGATGCCGGTGACGATGCGGGAGTCAGCGTTCACGAGGTCCGCGAGGCGCGCCGTTTCGGGGCGCTCCTGCAACGGCACCCGACGGCCCAGGTTCGTCTGCGACCCCTTGAACAGGGCATGCTCGATCGCACCCGGCTCGTGGTGTTCGATGTGCCGCCAGTACGTCTGACCGTCGACGTACTCCGTCCACATGGAGCATTCGACCATCACGCCGTTGCGGAACGTGGGGATCACGACGTCCGCGGCGGACACCTGCAGCCACACGTGATCCGCGACCGCCAGGTCCCACGTGGATGTGATGACGGTCGCGCCGAGCGCTGCCTTCAGTTCACCCATCGTGTTGAACGTGGCGTGCGCGTCATCACTGTTCGCGATGACGTCGAGCCGGTCCTGCGCCTTCTGGTTCTTCCCGTCGAGTTTCACCTCGGGGGGTTCCGCGAAGATCAGATCCGACGACAGCGTCGCGAGGTCAGCGGGTGCGGGAACGTGGAGGCGGGTGCGGTTCTCCCCAGCAGGGACGGGGCGCCCCCAGAACATGCGGGACGCTGCCCCGACGACGCCGCCGCGCATGGGCTGACCGTTGCGGACGTAGTCTGCGCGGGCCTGCGAGTCGCGGCGGTAGATGGCTTCGAGGCGGTCCGTGTCGCCCAGGTACCAGGCTTCGTTCTCCGCATACGCGCGGTACGCGAAGTCCCACGGTGCGGGAGGCCATGCGGTGTTCTGGTCGGGGATCGGCATCCGTTCCCCCGTTCCATCACGCTGCGAGAGCGAGCATCGGTTTCCAGTAGTTCACGGTCGAGTGTGTGATGTACCGGCCCGCGTCGAGGCTGTGGTCGTTCTCTTTCACGACCTCGTCGTCACCCTGGTCGGTTGCTTTCGCATCCCACCTGTATTCGGTGACTTCCTCAGCCCAACCCGTGCAGCGGTCGGTGACGACCATGCCGTCGGTGTCGAGGAGGTTCGCGATCGTCTGAATCCCGGGGAGAACGTCGTTCACCGCCGGCCACGGCGACAAGCCCGTGCCGCGGAGGTCCTGCTGCATCTGCATGTGCATGGATGCGGCGGCGGGGTCGAGCATCAGGAACCGGGGCTGGATCGTCAACGGGTACGGTGTGTGGTCCTGCGGGAGCCACTGCCGGAACCGGTGCGAGAGGGCTTGGTCGGTGAGGCGGACGTCGTTGTGGTCCTTCGGGTTGTACCGCCACTCGTCCATCAGCACGAGCCGAGAGTGGGGGACGGTGCGGCCGTGCTTGTCGCGCTTCACCTCGTCCGTCACACCGAGCATGAGAGCCGCTGTCGTGTTCGTGGTGCCGTAGTCCATCCCGACACCCATCACGTCCCGCAGGGGCGGCATCTCGCTGAACGGGATGATGTGTCGTGCGGGGTCCCACATGGGGTACACGGCGCCTTCAGCGTTCGTCCACTCGCCGCGGATCATCCGGTCGTAGAACACGCCCGAGAACGACCGCTCCATGTCGGCGACGTAATCGGCGGGGAGGTTCGGGTTGTCCCGCATCGTGAAGTGGAAGCTGATGAGGTTCTTCGCCGCTCCGGGGACGATCCAGTTCTTCCGAATCCAATGGTTCCGGGAGGCTGGGTTCATCGTCGCCAGCAGGCGGGCGCCGTCGACGCGGAGGCGGGACACGAGCATGTTCCAGAACGCCTCAGGCATCAACGCGGCCTCGTCGACGTACGCGAGAGCGACCGTCGCGCCCTGGATCCGGCCAACCGCTTCAGCGTTGTGCGCTCCGATGACCATGACCTCACGGCCCAGAATCCTCGCCGACGACGCACCGGGCGTGTAGTGGATCTGCGACGCGATGATCGTGCCGAAGATCGACGTGTTCTGGAACAGGACGAACACGTTCTGATACACGGTCGTCATCGTCCGCCCGACGATCACAACGATCCCCGTCTTCGGCGCCAACCTCACCGCGAGGAGAAACGCCCACAGACTAATGACCGTCTTACCCGACGACACCGCCCCGTACCAGAGCGCCAGCTTGAACCGGGCCGCATCGACCAGGGAGAGCATCTGCGCACGCGACACGAGCCGTTCGAGCTCGTCAAGCCTCATCAGTGACCTCAGGGCGCAGACGCTCAGCGGCGGCAGCGAACCCGGCCGCGATCTGATCAAGCACCCCGTGCGCCTGCTCGAGACCAGTGTCCGACTTCTCCACGATCCGGGTCAGCTTGTCGAACGTGATCCCTGCGGTCGTGATGACGTTCCGACGCACCTCCACGGGAGCCGAATCCAGCACCCGCGAGTTGTAGTCGTTGTCCTTGCCGCCGAAGTTGTACACCAGGTACGGCTCGTCGATCTTGTCCAGCATCGACTCCGACGCCTGAAGCATCTTCTCCGCCAACCGGATACGCCCCGCCGCGAGATCGATCGTGTGCGCCTTCACCGCAGCGCTCGTCTTCGACCGGTCGAACGACAGGCCCGCGTTCTTCGCCCACCGTGACACGGTCGACGGCGCGCAGCCGAGTTCCTTCGCGATCGCGTTGCACGAAAGCCCACCGGCGTGGAGGTCGCGGGCGCGTTCAGCGTCGAATGTTGTGGACATGGGTTCACCTCGCTTGGGCCTCTTGCCCGTGTGCGATTCGGCTGTGCCGATGTCGTGTGGAGGGGTGTGCCCGTCGATGCCGTGTGGCGACGTGGCGTCGTGGCCGCAAGAGTTGTGGTCGCGCGGTCGACGGGCAGTTCATGGGAAAGGTCGCGTCTCCCGTGGTGGGGCGCGACCTACACGACGAGTATAGAACGGATCAGGGGTGGGGTGTTGCTTGACGGGGTGGCTTGTTCCCTGTTGGGAGTAGGGGAGTTACATGCTTGACAACAGGGTGTCGGGCTTATGTTCTGCGGATACAAGACAAACGCTTATACCCCGGGATGACACCGACTGCACGGCTCGGGTGCCTCGTAGGCACAGATGCTCCAAGACCGGTGCTGTGCTGCCTCACCGGGGCAGCCGGGCGCGTCGCACTCGCGAGCGCCGTCCTCGTGGCGGACCTGCCGCCCCTCGCAGGACAGGATCGGCGCGCGTCCGGTCGCTCGGGCGATGCTGCGGTCGTAGTCGATCGCCGACGACCAGCACTTCCCGCGGCGGTGGAACGTGACCGGCGGGCCGAGCGGGACGTGCAGGTTCTCCTCGAATCGGATGGAGCGCTGCCGGTGCGTGATGACCTCCTCGCAGGCGGGACAGATGCCTTCCGTCTCGTACCGCGCGGCCCGCTCTGTGAGCTTCTCCGCCACGTCCGCGGTCCACACTGCCGAGCATGGCGGCAGTTCCCCGCAGCACACGCACACCGAGTAGTGCTCGGGGAGGACGATCGCTGACGCCCACCGTGCGAACGTGACGCCCCGGTTGATCTGTGCGAAGTCGAACTCCGCCCCCAACGGACGCACCCACACCCGCCAGCGGTCCTCGAATGGCAGCACCTCGTGCACCACCCACGGGCGGAACCGGAAACCATCGAGATCCAGTGCGATCAGCTGCCCGGGCACGAGCTCGGACGGCCGCGTCATCCTGCCCTGCGCCGAGTGCCAACGCGCGCGTACCGCGACTGTCACGGCTTCTCCTCCCCGGTCGGCTCGGCGGGTAGCGGTTCGTACTTGCGGAATAGCCCCTCCCACGTGATCCAGAAGCGCTTGCCGTTCGGGCGACTCGCCAGAACAGATGAGCTCGTCCTCTCGGTGGGTGGCCGCTTCCGGGTGGCGATGATGACGCCGTCGCGCTTGCGCTCCCAACGCATCATCGGTTCAGTCACGGGGTGCCTCCGTCTCCTGAGGAGCGGACGGACGATGCAGAGCGCAGTACCCGCTCGCGTGTTTCGTTCGATTCAGGCAGCCCCGCGGTGGGAACTGGGAATCGATCACACCACGGCAGAACGGCGGACGAACCACTGTCTCGCCGTTCGGTCGGCGCTCACCCTCGAAGTAGTCGTCGCCGTGGCTCATCTCTTGTTCCCTTCCTGGGGTTCCGCGATCGGTTCGACGTGGCCGATGTCGATGCCGCCGGGATATCCCTCGACACACACGATCATCGCGCTGCGCTCTGGTCAGTCCCATCACTCGCTCCCGTCTGTGGGGATGGAGAGGAGTCCGTCGATCATCGCGTCCGACGCCTTGTAGACGTGCTCAATCCCGACGTTCAGCCGATACCCCAACGTCACGAAATCCGACGCCGGCGGCACCTTGGCGCGCTCGATCGCCTTCATGGCGCGCCCGAGATGACGCAGGGCGAGGTTCAGCTCGCGGCGCTGCTGATCGGTCAGGCTCATCGGTTCTCGCCTTCGGTCTGGTTGGTGGGCTGAGGCGCCTCGGGGTGGCGAACCGCGACACACGCCGCGAGGTCGTCCATGAACACCTCGACGCACTCGCACGGGAACATCTGGCACGCGCAGTAGTCGCCACCCGATCCCTGGAGAAGCGTCGTCGCGATTCGGTAGATGTCTTGGATGACGGACGTCAGATCCTTTGGGCCCTCGTAAGCGCCGAGCGCTTTCACGTTCTCGGCCATGCTCTTGCTGAGGTCAACGCTCATCGTTCACTCCTGTCGTCCGTCTGGTTGGTGTCCTCGGGAAGGGGCTCCCAGTCGCTTGCGAGAACGGCGCCTGTACGGCGAACGACGATGCACTCATCGGGGGCGTAGTCATCCGCAGATGTTTCAGCGAGCTGCACAGCCTCCTCCGCCTCTTCGAGCGAGGCTTCTGGTGTCGCGTCCCAGATGACGCCACTGGTAGACCGCAAAGCCGACCCGTACTCCCACTCCTGGGGTGCTGCCCGCTCAGCCAGCACACGCTCATGCTCAGCGATCAGGGCGCGGATGTCTTCGACCGGGACGGGGATCGTCGTCCCGTCGGCCTCGCCGCGGATCGCTTCTCGCATCTGTTCAATGATGTTGTC